CGGATTGAATCAAGTTTACTCTACAATGAGAGTTTACTTTGACATTGTTCACGTTGAAAACACAGTCAACTGGGAAAACTACACAAGTATTTCTAACTGGGGTCGTTTGACCAATGTCAATACAGGTACAGGTATAATGACCTTTGCTAACACTGGTAGTATCGGTGTTGAAATTTCAAGTTTGGGCAACGGGTCTTACGAAATTCAAGAATTGAACCTAGTCGGCAGTGGTGCCGCAGGTAGCAGTAACTTCTCGGGCAACTTCGGTGACTTGCGTGGTATTCCTTATGCCAGTACTGGTTCAGCAGGTCTAATGCAGGTTGGTGCCGGACTATTGGTTGCGGGCAATGGCAGTGGTCTAGTCAGTCTAGATACAGGTACTGTAACAACCTTAATTAACAACTATGGTTCAAATGCCATGGGCGACTTTATGGCCATGGGCCACGTCATGACCGGCCAACCAAATGAAACTATTGTATTCGAAAGTTTAGGTAGTGGTCGAGTTTATGTTTACAATACTGGTACAGGTGCCGCAATTTTAGGTACAGACGATGCCGGTTTTATTGCCAGTGGAACTAACGTATATTTGTATAGTCAAACTGGTCAAGTACAGATGCAGAGTCCGTTATTTTTCCAAGACGGTTCTCAACAACAAACTGCTTATTTAGGTACAGCCACAACATCAACTGTCGGTGGTATTGCTATTGGATTTGGTCTAAGCATTGACCAAAACGGTGTAGTCAGCGTACCGGGTATTGAAGCATCAGTCGGAGCGACAGGTGCTACTGGTCCTGCGGTTCCTGGACCACCTGGCCCAGATGGTGCTACTGGTTCAACTGGTCCACAAGGACCTACAGGTAATGATGGCGCAACTGGATCAACTGGTCCATACGGTAATGACGGAGCCACTGGTGCTACTGGTCCTACCGGAGCAACAGGTCCACAAGGATTTACAGGAGCCAGCGGATACGTTGGTGTTGACGGATCAACAGGTCCTACAGGGGCTACTGGTCCAATAGGTGCTACCGGAGTTGGAGCAACAGGTTCAACAGGTCCACAAGGTCCTGCCGGAACACCAGGCGGCCCTCCAGGTGCTACTGGTGCTACAGGTAGTGCTGGTTCTACAGGCCCAATTGGAGCAACTGGAGCAGGATCAACAGGTGCTACGGGTGTTCCGGGCGCAACTGGTCCAGCGGGTGCTACAGGTGCGGGGTCTACTGGTGCTACAGGCGTACCTGGCGGAACAGGCGCTACAGGATCTACTGGCCCAGCAGGTGGCCCAGGTTCTACAGGGGCCACTGGTCCTCAAGGATTTACAGGTAACATTGGTGCTACAGGTACAACAGGTCCTCGTGGAGCAACAGGTGCTGGTGCTACTGGTGTTCAAGGAACTACTGGCGCTACAGGTGCTACAGGTGCTACTGGACCACAAGGCGCTACAGGTGCTGGTGCTACTGGTGCCACAGGTAGTCAAGGTGCTACTGGTCCAATTGGAGCAACTGGTGCGGGAGCAACTGGAGCAACTGGCCCAATTGGCGCTACAGGTGTTCAAGGTATTTCTGGCGGAACTGGTGCTACTGGTTCTACAGGCCCACAAGGTTATACTGGCGCTACTGGAGCAGGCGGTCAGGGTGCTACTGGTTCAACAGGGCCAGCAGGTGCTACTGGAGCAGGTGCTACTGGTGCTACTGGATATACCGGATCAAGTGGTATTAACGGATTAAACGGTGTAAATGGAGCAACCGGTGCTACAGGTAGCGCAGGAGCAACTGGTCCTCAAGGTTATCCAGGTGCTACAGGTCTTGCTGGATTAAACGGTACAACAGGTGCTACTGGCGCAATTGGTGCTACTGGAGCAAGCGGAGCAACAGGTCCTGCTGGAGTACCAGGTGCTACTGGTCCGATTGGCGCAAGCGGAGCAACCGGTCCGAACGGAGCAACTGGATTACAAGGTAATATTGGTGCTACTGGTTCAACCGGTATCGGTGCTACAGGAGCGACAGGATACCCAGGTGCTACTGGTGCTGACGGACGTCAACCTGCTTCGTTCACATATACAGGTAGTGTGTACATTGTTCAAGGTGGCGGATTAACAGTTACAAACGTTGTTGGTTATGGCCCGGGCGGTATTAGTCTAGGCGGCGGTTACACATCATATACTTCACCGTATGTGTTTGGTGATGCTACACAATCCGGCTCAACCAATTCCGGCGCATTACAAGTTGTAGGTGGTGTCGGTGTTGGTGGAAATGTTAACATTGGTGGAAATATTATTGCTAATGGTCCATTGGCCAGTTTCGCTGGAACATTAACCAATGAAGGTCCGTTGTTCATTCAAGATGCTACAGATTCTGATACAACATTAACCGGTGCTGTGATTGTTCAAGGTGGCATGGTTGTTAATAAGGTCCTTAGAGGATTCTTCTTGTTTGGTGGTAACCTAGTCGGTTCAGGTGCTAGAAATATTCAAGCATCAAGTACAGGTTCGATTATTGTTGCTTCATCTGATGGCACATTAAAAACCAACATCAATACGCTAACAGAAGGTCTAGCATCTGTATTAAGCCTAAAACCTGTTACATACAGTTGGATTAATACAGGCTACTATGGAACACAAAGTGAAATTGGTTTTATTGCCCAAGATGTTCAAAAATTGTATCCAGATTTAGTTGGAACAGATCATAATGGTAAACTGACTCTAAATTACGATAGATTAGTTGCTCCATTGGCATTGGCAATTCAAGAACTTAATGCTATTGTAGAAGCCCAAGAGGCTCGTATTAAAGCACTAGAAGCCAAGATACAATAATACTTGACAACAGGTCCGTAAATATGTTTTAATAACATTTTACGGACTTTTTAATGACTACAAAATTACAATTCAGCCATAGCGGCACATTTGGCGATATCATTTATAGCCTACAGATCGTTAAGCACCTAGGTGGTGGCGATTACTTCCTTAGACTCTACAACATTGACAACATGGCCAGAGAAACTTTCGGTCCGGGCGCAGTGGCAGGAGATCATTCTGGCGAAATGACAGAAGCACAACACGAAAGTCTAATTTCTTTTATGGAGGCACAACCATATATCAACAGTTATGGTGTATGGCAAGAAGGTCAACATATTGATCACGCATTAGAATATAGTGGACGTGAAATTGTAAAACGTGAAGGAAATTATTCTTGGGGTTACGCAAAGGCCGCAGGAGTAAATGCTGATCACTATTACAAAGAATTTATGTTAGATCCTTGGATCGTTGCTCCTGACCCAATCAAGATCAAAGACAAACCTATTGTTGTAAATTGGTTAGATAGACATCGTTATGGTTGCCAACCTAAACCAGAAGCAATTAGACAACTGATTCGCCGAGGCATGGCAGAACAAGGAGTGTTCGTAGGGTTACCACAACAACACGAAGCATTTGAAAAATATTGGGGAGTTAGAATTGACTACTATCCAACTAAAGATGTTTTAGAGTGTGCTCGAGTCATTGCCGGAGCAGAACAATTTGTTGGTACACAGAGTATGTGTTTAAGTATTGCTCTAGGATTAGGTAAGACTGTAGTATGTGAACCTAGAAAAGATTTAAAGCCCCAACAAAACGAATGTTTTTATGTTAGGGCCAATGCTCACTACATTTAAACTGATTTCAACGCACTAAGAATATGATCAAGTTCCGCAAGGGCTTGGTCATATTGTCCCTTAGCAACATGAACCGCAATTCCTCCACGTGATTCCCATTGCTCACAGTTATCTGCTCGATCATCAACTAGAATATCGTTTTTAACCAAACAGTGATCTTGTTTGTCGTGACTGTAAGGTCCGATGTGTACAGGAATATCTGGATAATGTTCACGCATCCAATCTATTTTGTCTTGTACGCAATCAAACACATCATTCTGACGTGGGATGGCAGTAAGCATTACCAAATTCCAATCTAGTTCGTCACGATATCGACGAGCGATAGCAACTAATTGATCAGCCTTGGGCATCTTTGGAAGACTACGATAAAAGTGAGGAGCCTTCTTTAGTTCTTCCCAAAGATGATCCGGCCAACGATCTTCTTTTTGACCTGCGGCATCAATTGGAAATGTGGAGTGTAAGTATAATGAAGCGGCCAAGTCCCAGTCTGCTACCACGCCGTCCATATCGAGATGTATTGTATGTTTAATTTTCATAATGTTAATTATAACACACATTCATCTTACGGTGTGTATTAAGATTGCCAAACTTCTTGATATTTTTTTAAAGCCTTCATTCGGGCCAATGCTAGTCTAATCTTAACATAGTCCGACAATTCTATTTCTTTATTTTCTACTAGTTCAATTCGATTGCGATTTCGACCTAGCACTAGATCATCATCTACAATCACTTCTTCAGGCGCCGGAGGAATTACTGCCAGGGTTGATTTTAATCTCAGTTTTGGCTTTCCATGGACCCGACCTTTTTTGGTCACATTCTGCATTTGGGCAACGACAGGAGTAAGTGTATTCGCTATCGTATTTTCCAGGTTTATCATCATAGCGAAAGTGATAACTGGTATTAGTAACCGTTTCATGCTTGGTCCTCATTAACATAAATCCCTCCTTAAGGGTATATAATATATTAACGCACTAGCCCAACAAAACGTTTACAAACTTAATTCTTTGTCGCCCAAATATCTAATTGTGCCCATTAGTAATTTGATTTTATTTGAGTTTCTTAGACCCTTAAATGTTAAATTGGCAATTCCATATTCACCATCTGTAGCCAATCCTTTTTTACGATATTGCGACAGCATATCTTTAACTTTTTCGCACATGGACAAATTTTTTGATTCTACAGCCGCATCGATCATTTGACTCCATTTGGCCATTTCTTTCGCTACACCTTTAACATCGTAGTCTGATGCTGGCGGTGGAGGTGGGTCTATCCAATCATTTTCTAATATTGAATATGTAGCACTTACAGCAGGCTCTTCTGTATTTTCTGCGTAAAGTTCTACAGGTATTCCATAGATAGTAATATTGTGTTGTTCTTTCCACAGTTTACGCTTAGTATCAAAATATTCAGCAACATCCATATCACAAGTAACTTGATGGAAAGGAATTATAAGATGTAAATCTAAATCACTTTGATTAGTAAAATTGTAATTTGCTTGACTTCCGCTAATGACAATATCAATTAGGGGAGCATCTGTCCCAAGAAATTTATAATACACCCTAGAAATTTTTATTAATGCCTCACGAACTTTAGGACGTAGGTGACCGTCTTGCCATAGTTTGGGATTTAGTTCTTTGTGTAACTCTATTGGAGGGGAAAAATCAAACATTCTCATATTGGTTATTTATTTGATTAAATATCGAACATGCAAGGTTCATTAAATTTAACAGGCCATATATTATGCGCTCAACCACAAAGTATTGACCCGTATTTCGCACGTAGCGTAATTGCGGTAGCCGCTCACGACTCTTCACATAGTTGGGGGCTAATTGTTAACAAAGTTCATCCTAATATCACTATCACTAACATAATGCAGACAACTGGAATTGATTATGTTGATGATAGTCATATCTATATCGGCGGACCAGTAGAACCAGGAAGGGTTCATGTTATCCACACATTAGACTGGAAAGGGCATAGTACTGTAGCAGTTACCCCTGATATAGGAATTACTGGAGATGTATCCATTTTAGCCGCGATTGCGGGCGGAGAAGGACCAAATTTATATCGTATTGTAGCAGGTCTTTGTGTATGGGGACCAGGCCAATTAGACGGTGAATATAAAGGCCTACCTCCGTGGAAACTAGAACATAGATGGCTCGACGCACCGGCCACAATCGAGTCAGTTTTTAACGAAAAAGGCGACAGTCAGTGGCAAAAATCCATCGAAATTGTCGCAAATTCAGTCATTTCGACCTGGTTCTAAATCAGGGTGTACTTAGACCTATCTTTAGTCTTTTTCGCTGTTTAATCCGGCCATTAATTCTTTCAAACGAGATCCTTGGGTAGTTGCTTTAATTTTACCCACACTTATTCCTTCGGTTGGATCTTGCCTAATTTCACCGGTTTCATTGTCAACTTTTTCAAGAACTGTTGATGTTTTCTTTAAGTTGTTAAACACAGAACTTCCGCCCCCTGCTTTAATTTGATTAAGCGTAGGTTGTGATTCTTCTTCACCTAAATCGCTAATACGCAAGGTATCAACATCAAACTCCAAATCTACTTTTTGTCCTACACCACTACTAGAACGTGTCTTCATAAACTGAATTTGATAACGTCCACGCTCTTTCATAGCACGACTTGTAAAGATACCAATCACATTATCTGCTGTCATAATCTTTGACAAACCGCCCGAAATATGACTGTGATCAAATTCAATTTCTTCAACAGCACTACGATTCAACTGTGAAGCAGTTACAGTAATACATTTTGTTTCCATAGCCAAATTACGGATTTCTTCCGATACATATTTGTCCTTAACAAACAAATCGCTCGGGCTAACTTTAACACTCAACGGCATCATCAAATCCAAATAGTCAATTAAGATAACATCTGGAGCAAAGCCTTTCTTAACTTGATATTCTTTTAAGTAAGCACGAATGTCGTTACAATTTTTGCCAGATGGCATATATTTGATTTGAATGTTACCTGCTTTTTTGCCTAGTATTTTAACCTTAAGTTCAACGTCTTCGAGATTCTTAAAAATCTCTCTAGTACCAATACCAGTCATCATACTGTCAAGACGCATCGCAACTAAATTTTCTGCCAACTCAAATGTTAGATATAAAACATTAAGTCCTGCCTGCGCCCAGTTTACACCCAGATTAGCCAAGAATAATGATTTACCTCCACCTGAACCGGCACAAAATATATTAAGTTCTCCACGGTTAAATCCTCCATAAAGTTTCTTATCAATGCTTGGCCAACCTGTTGAGATTTGACCATTGCTATTCTTAAGTCCTTCTAATCGACCACGAGGATCTTCAAAATAATCTGTACCCATATCTTTGTTAAGACTCACTTGGATAGCATCTTTGATTAATTTTTCTACCGGGCCGTAGTCACCTTCCTCGAGTAAATCTGCCGATTTTAAGATTGCTCTTTCTAATGCCTTGTGTCTACTAAATTGTTCAAATTCGTCTAGCAACCAATCGTAATTTTCCTTAGGTAATGGAATTGGAGTAAACTCTATTCCAGTAGAAGCATTAACGATTGTGGCTTCGGGCATTACCTTATACTGGTCAACATATTCTTTAATAAAACCTGCGGCTTCTTGATATTTCCTATCAAAACTTTCTGGTTCAAATATGTTAGCACACCTCATATATGTTTCAGCATCGCTTAGAAACATGTCTAGATATAATTTTTGTACTTCGGGTGTGTAGTTTGTTTTGTCACTCATCTATTTTTTCCAATTTCTTTTTTGCTATTTCAATTTTGACTTTGTTTGATTCTTTACTGGCTAATATTGTTTGTAAGGTGTAGATACGGCCATATCTTTTTACAGCGTCTGCTACATCTTTAATATCTGCCTCCCACTCGGGTAGACTCATGGACCAACCGTTGTCGATTGCCGCCTTTAATAATTTAGCCCCTGGCTTATCTCGATCAGGAACAATAATGACTTCTTTACCTAATTGACGAATCCTTGTACATTGTGTTTCATTTGGTTCATTGTGCATAATTGCTACACCATCTACAGCAATAGCATCAAATTGTCCTTCAACAACGATTACAAATTGTCTATCATCTAATTGTTTGTCTAAGTTGAATACATATCCAGGTTGTGCGTCAGTTAGATATTTTGGTTTACCTTCTTTAATTTTCCTGCCTGTATAACCTACAATTTTCTTTTCATTGTAAAAAGGAATGATAACACGATCTTTGTAACCAGGAGAAACACTCCACATCCAGTTGTACCATTCAAGTTTCATTCCTCTACCTAAGACATACTCGATAACTGGTTCAATATCATTTGCTATATCAGGCAAGTATGCTGAATTTACCCATTCTAAAATAGACATTGTACCTTCTGGTAATTCGGTCTCGTTTAATTCAAATGTAATTGATTTTTTTTCTACAGGTAGATTTTCTTGCTCACGTAATGCGTCTAATGATAACTCACCAATTTTAGTTTCACTCATACCGAGCCAACCAAAAAGCATTTTTGTATTTTTACTCAGTAATTTGCCTTTAGTCCATCCTGCCTTGAATCCGCAATTAAAACAGTGATATTGAAAACTATCAGGGCCCATCAGGGTGCCGCCCCGTTTACGTGAATCGGGCTTTTCTCCTCTGTGGTGACAACACACAGCGTTGAAAGATATCCAACCGCTAGGTGTTTGCTTTCTTTTTGGAGGTAAGAAGGCTAGTAGTTCTTGGTCAATTAGACTCATACTACTATTTTAGCCTCTGTATAGCAGTTTGTCAACAGTTCCGGTGTATTGTGTTTGATCGTTCAATCCTGGATAACCAACAGGATTATCTGGAATATGTAACAGATTAACATAGGTAAATGCACCTTGGAAATTGAAATAATCAATACCTGTAAAATTTTGGTAATGGCGCGATTGGACATTAGCGAATGTGCTAGGATTGCCTGGAGGAGGCGGTCTGTTGTCTACAGTACCTTGTATATAAACTTCGCCTGTATAATTTGTCATATACACAGCCGCAGTATGATATTCTCCGTTTGAATGAAATTCTGGATAGGCTCTTAATTCACCACTTACAAATAAAAATGATCCAGCATTGTAATCTCGATTTAGAAATTTTTGGAAAGTAGTAACTTCCTGACTTGGAGCCAATGCGGGCATGAAATCATGTGCCAATTTAATTGTCCCCGCCATGCCGTAGTAAGTATTAGCATACGCAGGTGTGTATGTACCGTCTGTAGGATCTAATTGTTTGATACCAAATTGATAGTTACCAGTGTCTAATCCCCATAAATCTCCTTCAAGTAAACTTAATTGAGTTAGTCCTTTTAACGATAAAGTAGAACCATCATCTAAGATAGTAAGTGCTTTTTCAATGATCAATCTTTGATTAGAAGCGTCAAACATACTGAACACAAACGAACTAGAAGATACATTCAACGGCTTTTGATCAGAGTTCTTAACCTGAAATTGTATGTTATTTTTCACTCCCTTCTGAAGGGTAATGTCGCGTTGGTACATAGTATTATTGATCCTCGAATTGTTGTCCAAATCCAATATAACACTGAATGAGTTTGGGTATAAATAGACTGGTAATTTTTGCATAATGATATTTATTCAATGACATCTAAGGACGAATTTCAAACTAACTTTCCATTTATAACCTGTATAAAAATAGGGGATAACGAGTACGTCGGGATTATCATAAATCTCGATAATAACGTAGTCAGCCTTTACAATTATAGCGATATACGTACAGATACTGAGAAACAACTTTTCTTAGAAATGGGCGAAGTTTGGTGGTGGGAATCAAATCGTAAGATTCCTATTAACATTTTTCTTAAAAAAGAAATGGGTAATTTTAAAACCTACATCAAAACTTTTAACAGTAAAGATGTTGAAGTAATTTTTGGACCAACTGTCAATTTAAGTGAAATTGCTGAAAAACGTGTAAAACGTAAATCAATTCAACTTATTAGATCCCCTAAGCGTCCGCTACGCTAACACCTTCACAAATTAAATTCATCTGGATTACAATGGCCATAGCATAGGCTACTGCGTGGGCCTTTTTAAAGAAATATTCATCATTGGTTGGTTTCGTCCAAACTTCGTTCATAATCGTAGTCCAGTCTTTCCCAATCAGATAACGTTTCGCAGGGCGAATCATTGCTAGGACCGCACTTAATTGTTCCACGGAAGTAGGGCAGGTCTTCCTTAGTATATCCCCGTGCCCGTTCAAGTGAAATAACAGATTTGTAAATTCGTCTTCCAAAAGCAAATTCCATAATGGCTCCTGATTCATTAATTTAATTAAATGATCCTCGTCTCGAACACCGTTATACATTCCAACATTTAAAAAATCAATTTTAAAATATCCTCGTTCTTCCGCTTCTTTGTAGTCTATCGAAGCCATATGTGTTAGAGGATTGTACGGAATAGAAGTACAATAAACTCCTGTGTTGTGCTTTTTGAACCCGTCGATAGTCGCAGGGACATGTTCAACTATGTTGAGGACCTTGCTTCTATCGGCGAAATCAATATCAATATCAGGCATTTGGTAAATCTAACTTTCCACTGTTTGCTAATGATAACATTAAACTGTAATTTTCGTAAGCCTTTTGAACAGCCGCAAATTTTCTTCTCAAATATTTTTCATTTTCTTTTTGTTCCATTAGTATTTCAAACAGATTATAATGTCCTGTTTTGCCCATATGGTTGAATACTTCGGCTTCAAAATTTGCTATTCTTTCTAATTCACTTTCACTAATTTCTACAGTATAAAGTTTTTCAGTCTCATAAAAAATAGGTTGATCTATTACATTATAGTCATCTTGTGATACAAAAAATCTTGTACTAACTTTAGTAACCTTATGAGCACGTTTGTTTGTATCGACTATTGTTACTCTATGACGACTACAAAACTCTCTTATATTTTTCTCATCGTTAGTCAATTCCTGCCTCCTTACAGACTTCTTTAATCATAGCGATGTCGGCTTTAGATTCTTTAAATTTTTTAATCCAATATGCTACATCGAATGAAGGAGCAATAATATCTAATTGCTCGTCATTTAATTTACTGATTAAATCTTTTCCTGATTGACAATTTAATACAAGCCAAGGACTTACATAACCATTACGAATATCATTAACAGCACGATTAAGATTAACATATAAAAAATAATGAGCAAAGTTGGCGTTATTGTTATCACCCCATTCCATCATATGAGACAGACTTCTTTGAATAGCACTTTCGCAAGGTTCTAATTTTATCATTTCAAAAAGATATGTATCATACAGTTCATCTCTACACCAATGATCTAATTTAACTCCGCTTTTAATAACAAAGTCAACAAACTTATCTGGGTATAAAGGATTAACATTATTAACAAAACTACCAAACTTTACAAAGGCATTGTAGTACGGACTTTTACAAAATTCTTCGTATGTTTTATCTTTTTTAGCGCCTTGTGTTAACTTAAAAAATCTATTAAAGGCCATGTAGCCTGCTTGGACACGTTTTTCATCTTTTTGCATTGCCCTTCTTTTATTTTCACACATGTGAGCGTATAGAGTTTTTTCTTTCATAAAACTCTTGCCACAATGAAAACAATTGAAAGGTTGTTCAACCAATGCTATCATTTAATGTTCCGTTAAGTGACCTTGCTAAGTTGCTAGCAAAGAATGCCTTTTCATTTACTGAGTTAAATTCTTTTCCTTCAAGATATAATTTAACATCTTGTTTACTTTCGTTTTCTAGAAAAACTTTTCCGTCGGCATCTATGCCCACTGTCCAGAAATTATTCATAATCTTTCCTTTGTTTCTTATCAAAACCCATTTTGTCGAATAACTCAGTGATGTCTTTTTTGTCCATCATTGATGCTAGCAATTTGATTTCATCCATCTTCATGGCTGGGTACAGTTCTGCTAATAACTTTTCAATTTTGTTTGCTTTTTGTTTTTTACCTGCGGCTAGATACGGATGGTATGCGCTCATGCCTACACCTGTTGCCGCAAACATTTTCCACAATAGCGCCTTATGGTCTTTACTCAGTTGCCAATGGCCTTTGTTGACTAGTTCGTTAGTCATTTCTAAAAAATGTTCTTGTACGTCTCTATCACCTTCAACGTTAGAAACATATCTCATAAGAATATAAGGAGAGAATTCTTTTTTCTCCTTATCATCTAAATTATCGTAGAAATTATAATCTTTAAGATCTACGGCCTTAAGTTCTCTTTTTATGTCCAATGTCATCTTTTATAGTATAATACACAGTTTTTGCTTGTTCAAGTATATTGGCTAACGTTGTATTTTCTTTAGCCGCCCGACGAATTTCTCCCCATAATTGATCTTCTCTCATTTGATCAATCAATGGGCGTCCATCTCCAGTCCTTGGATCAAACGTAGGATTGTCTTTATTGTAATCCCAACCAACAACTTGTCTAGTGCTAGGATCAGAACCGAACTCTCTTGAGTAGACTACGTTATCTACACGTTCATGAATATAGGTTGCGCCTGGTTTAAGTGTGCCCATATTACCAACATTTGCTATAATCTACTAGTTCACTTTGACGACTAACATCTTTAACAAAGAAGGCGCACGGTGATTTATGTCCGGGAGCAAGAGGAGTAGTAAGAAGTTGACCTGGCTTCATTTTAGGAAAATACCATTTAACATCTTGATACACATCAATAATATCAATATCAAAAAATTCTGGTCTAAATCCACTTAATGGATTAAATGTAAATGTTCTAAAACCTCTATCGTTTAGGCTTGTTAGTGGTAACACTTCCATTTCAGGGCCAGTTGGATCTCCTACAATAGTACACCAATCAAGTGGCATATTAATAGTATACGGTCCTACTTTCAATACAGCCGCAGGTGCTGTAAAACTTTCTAAAAAGATTAAAGGAATGAAAAAATAATCAGGATTATTAGGATCGCTGTTATCTAATACACTGAACCTCAAATCCTCATCTATCTCGTCGGGCAGATCGTTCAAATAAAACGTCTTATCCTCTAATGTTAAAATTTGCATTAATATTTTACCTTATCTATTGTGAAAGGATATTTTGCTTCTTTATAAAACCTTTTCCGTTCTGTTAAATGTTTCTTAGCATACTTACTACTTGCGGTTAAGTCCCAGATTTGGACGAAATCTTTGTCTTCAGCCTTTCGGATACCTCGTCCAATACTTTGGATAACCCTAACAAAACTTTTTCCCGGTTCCAGTAGCACCAGGTTAAAAATCCGAGGAATATTGATACCAACAGCAGCCACCCCATAAGTCGCAACAATGATTTTATTATTCTCAGTACGAATCTGATCATATTCCTCTTTCCTATCTTTAGTCTTAACCTCTCCGCTAATAAACACAGAGTCTTCTATACTACTACATATTATACGCCCAGATTCTATTCTGTCAACCAGTACCAGTGTATTACCAGATTCGGCAATGGTTTTGACTAGTTTAGTGATATATGCCATTCTATCTTCGTTAGTAACCAAGTATTTTAATTCTTCTGGGTAACTTCCAAATTCTTTCCATTCGGCTGTTTGAATAACATTGACATGACAGGTACTTAATACACCGGCTTCTTGTAATTCGTGTGCCTTAACTTGGTGTACTACTTCACCTAACCCTACTTTTATACTCATAAATTCGAGTTCATCTTTAGGTACAGTACCAGTTAGCCCCCAACGAATAGCACAGTTTGACAAGTGGGTGGTTAGTAGTTTTTTCAACACTTCTGCCTTGGCCATGTGTACCTCGTCAACCATTACTGTCTGAACACCGTCAAGAAAAACAGCCAATGTTAGGACGTCATCTTCGGTTACATCCTTGGATTTTTTGTCTAAAATATTGAGACTTTGCCAGGTACAAATTGTGTGAGTTTTATTCAGTTCTTTTCTGTCTCCGTAGTAAACTCCTACGTCTAATCGACAGTTAATAAAATCTTCTTCAGTTTGTTCTACTAGACTTTTGTTAGGAACAATGGTTATTGTTCGACCGTATTTTTCACAAATTTTTGACAAAGTTGCGGTGGTAATTGTCTTACCAAAACCAGTAGCAATTTCCTGAATACATTGTGGGTTTTCAAGGAACTTATTGACAACCTCAACTTGGTCTTCACGAAGTCTAATCTTTTCTCCGGCAAATCTGTGTCCTTCTGGCCATGTTAAATCACCCCAAAAATCTTCAGAAATTTTGGTGAAATTTAGTGGTGGACTAACTCGAAGATCTTCTACCTCTGGGTCATAACCTTGACGAAACAATTCTTCTAATAACTGAGGTAACAAGGTCATGTAGGTTGTACCGCCAAGACCAAAAAAACTGGTACAGCCATCCCACCTACCTAATTTATATGCTGGTAGATACCTTGCTTTTTGGTCAAAATATTTGAATTTTTTCACCAAAGATTTACGTGTGTCAAGATCTAAATTATCAATCTTAACATTAACTTCATCCTTGATTACAATTTTACATTTTTTCAAACAAAATCCTTATCTTTCAATTTGTCCAAGTATACAACTGCGTTGTATTTGTCATTTAAAATTTTTCTTATGGCTTGATTATTACCTAAACTATCACAAGTTATGACAATATCAAAATTTATTCCAGATTTTATCAAAGGTTTTTTAATACGTCTACTGACAAACACAAATTTTATATTTTCTGACAATGCTGAGTTTAATTTATTTTCTCTAATATAATCATTAAATGATTTGTTTGTGATATTATCAGTCCTAAACATTACTGTCATTTGATTTTCTGTGAACCCTAGTGATTTTAGGTGTAGATGCCACTTACGTAGGTGTGGCAATTCGTTATCCGGTGGCACAACAATCATGGCCGCATTGATATTGGTCAGTAACTGGTCCCAGTCTTCGATAGGATGGTCCTCGGCCTTAATTGACATTTCACTAGCAAATTCTTTTTCGATGAATTTTTTGGTGAGAGAGGTGATTTTTTCAGAATTTATGAAATTTTCATAATTATTGTCCCACACCTCGATCCCATGGCGTTTGGCCATTAGGATACCTTTAAGTAAATCAGGTGTATCTGGCTGGGGTACCTCATGATAAACATTTTTAAACATTGGTTGGTCATTTTCAACAACCAGCATGGGAGCGTATTTTTCAATATTTTCATGAATTTCACAGATTTTTTCATAAAATTCCAAAATTTGTGAATCTACCTCAAATTGCTTAGGTATAAGTGCTTGACATAACCAATAGACGCTTCCTTCTGTTAGACTAAATTGCCATTCCTTCTTTTCACCGTGCCAGTCGGCCCAATCACTTTTGTTATTTTCCTTAAATTTTCTGATTTCTCCCACCAAATTTTCATTATAAGGAAAAGTTACTGAAATATATTTCTTTTCCTCCTTGACTAATTTAATTTGAGAAAGTTGTTTGACTGATTCTCTCAATGGTAACTGAAAATGTGGACCTGCGATAATGGTATCAACGAGAGGTCCAAAGGTTGCGTGTAGTTGTGCCTTGTATTTTTTACACATTTTCACGGCAAGGTCGCCTTGCTTAACAGTAAATGAAACTCCACGAAACAATTGATCAGAAAAACTGTCAATAATTTTAAAATCATTAGGAGCAAGGATAACAGACCTGTAACTCAAGTCTAATATCAGATCCTCAATGAATTTAGGAGGTTGTAAATTGGCGACAAAAAAACTCATATTGAAATATCTTCCATACCTGCTGTACGCAATTTGATAATATTAGAAAGTTGCCACTGTTTGATATCGATTGCCTTGATAATTCCCAACCATTGGTTTCTCAACAAGGCAAATTCATTAATAATTTTGTCCATGTCAACCACATCTGCTTCACCGTCGACATATTTTTCTACATCTTTTGAACTCAGAGCACGTTGATAGTTTTCAAGATACTTCCTAAACAACTTTGAGCGCAATCTTCGAAGTTCGATGTTTAGGTATTCAAGTATTGCCTCAATTTCTTGAAGTTGATTGAATCTATGTTCAACAATACCCGGCAAAGCCGCCGAGGCTTTTTCTACGTTTCCGTAAATTTTTGCCTCAGCCCTTGCTTCATCTAACTGTGTGTAATAGTAGTCAATACAATCAGGTAAGTGAGCAATATCTTTGCTTACTTTTGAATACCAGGTCATTAATAATCCTCGTCTTCATACCCATAGTCATCATTTTCCTCATCATCGTAGCCTTCTTCCTCAGTTTGAACTGATTTGATTGCGTCATCTAAATGAGGGTCGTAACCCGTATATGCTGTTAAATCTTCTACGGAAACATCCTTGCCAAGGAGAAAATCTACGTATTGATTTGCAGCCATTTCTCGGTTTTTTTCTGGAATATATTCTCGGAATAGATCCCATAGTTCCATAATTAATGATTCTTCCATTATACTTCCTCAGTGTCCTCGGTTGTTGTAGTCGTTGTTGCTACAGATTTTTCATCCCATTCTTTCATAATCATCATGAGTTTATCCTCAGTCCAATTCTTACGGAATTCGGCAACAATTTCACCAGTCTCTTTACTAGTGTATGCTAATTTATTCCCTACCTTAGATAATACACCCATTTTCTCGAACATGTCAACCAAACCGGAGGTTGGAGCCATGCCAGTTGAAT